ATTGTTGTTGCTCTTTCGATTGTTTTTGTTATTGGCGTTGTTACCGGTCGGGTTCGGGAGGTCCCAAATATTGTTGTTGCTCTTTCGATTGTTATTGTTATTGGCGTTGTTACCGGTCGGGTTCGGAAGGTTCCAGTTGTTGGTATTATTCCGATTATTTTTGTTATTGGCATTGTTACCGGTCGGGTTCGGGAGGTTCCAGTTGTTGGTATTCTTTGCGTTGCTGTTTGATGGAAGCGTGTTGCTACCGCCATTGTTTGGTATCAAGTGACCGTTTGATGACCCGTTGATCGCTTGATTGGCGCTGGATTTGTTGTTATTGTCTAACTGGTTATTTTTGTTTTTATCGTTAATATTGAACAACGGATTGACAAACGCGTTGTAGGTTTTGTTTTTGTTTACATTACTGAGGTTCGGTGATGGACGCGAGTTCAAAATATTATTGGTTTCCTGGTTAGTATTGAACAATGGATTGTCGAACGTGCTGAAATCTGTCAATCGGTTCATGTTAGTGTTGTTGCGACTTTTACCATTCGCGATGTTGCTCGAATTGTTGGTCGACGAACGACGGACAGGTTTTGACCAACTCATATTACTGAGCAATCCCGATTCCACAGAGGGGTCAACGCGACGATATCTCACACCTGTCGTGTTTCTCGGACCAAGAGGGCCCACGCGGACTCCATTATTGGCATTGGCACCGTTCATCGTGTTGTTGCGATTCATTTTACCGTTCACGATGTTGCTCGACGAACGACGCACAGGTTTTGACCAACTCATACTACCGAGCAATCCCGATTCCACAGAGGGGTCAACGCGACGATATCTCACTCCTGCAGTGTTTCTCGGACCAGGAGGGCCCACGCGGACTCCATTATTGGCATTGGCACCGTTCATCGTGTTGTTGCGATTCTTTTCACCGTTCACGATGTTGCTCGAATTGCTGGTCGACGCTCGACTGACGGGTTTTGACCAACTCATACTACCAAGCAATTCCGATCCCACAGAAGGGTCAACGCGACGATATCTCACACCTGCAGTATTTCTCGGACCAGGAGGGCCCACGCGGACTCCATTATTGACATTGGCACCGTTCATCGTGTTGTTGCGATTCTTCTCACCGTTCACGATGTTGCTCGAATTACTGGTCGACGCTCGACTGACAGGTTTTGACCAACTCATATTACTGAGCAATCCCGATTCCACAGAGGGGTCAACGCGACGATATCTCACACCTGTTGTGTTTCTCGAACCAGGAGGGCCCACGCGGACTCCATTATTGGCATTGGCACCGTTCATCGTGTTGTTGCGATTCGTTTGACCATTCGCGAGGTTGATCGAATTGCTGTTGGTTGGTTTCCCATTGCGACCACTTACCGACGCTCGACTGACGGGGTTTGACCAACTCATGCTACCGAGCAATCTCGATTCCACAGAAGGGTCAACGCGACGATATCTCACACCTGCCGTGTTTCTCGAACCAAGAGGGCGTGTGCGGACGCCGTTCGGACGCGGCGCGTTGGTCGTAGATTTGGCCAATGGTTGAAACACTTTCATTCTATTGAAAACATCACGCACATCGACACTCATTGATTTAAATTAACATTTTTTTACATCCGATGAAAAACCGTGATAGATAGGTGAGCCCGAACAACCGGGTCTGGAACTTGAGAAACTCGGTAAAATCCAATATGAAGTGCTTACTTGTTGTACAAAATCGAGACGTGGATGTGAAAAAGGAAATAAAGTATCCAAGTCTCGATATTGGAAAACAATATGTTTGGTACAAGAATTCCAGAAAGAAGATAAATGTGTGCACCATCAACAAACACGCGAATGCGTATATGAGAGACTTCATTGCGTTCTTATTTATGGTAGGGCGTCAATGGCTTTAAGCCGAGCACGAAACGCACTCGGTGTTGGGTGTGATTGAAAATTGAATGGGTTTGGAGCTGGGCAATGTGCGTAAGTAATAAATTCCTGTCTTCAATCCCTTCTTCCACGAGTAAAAATGCATCGACGAAAGCGCTTTCACAGACGGTCGCTGCATGAACAAGTTCAGGCTCTGAGACTGACAAACATATCGACCTCGGTCTGCCGCCTGATCGATCAACACCTTTTGTGAGATTTCCCACGCGGTTTTGTACAACCGTTTCAAATGAGTTGGAATATCGTTGATGTTTTGTATCGACCCCTCGTTGAGGATGATTGTGTCCTTGACGGATTTGTTCCAGAGCCCCAGGTTGATCAAGTCGTAAATCAAGTGTTTATTGATGATGACGAATTCACCCGCGGTTGTGCGTCGGAGATAAACGTTGCTCGTATAAGGCTCAATACACTCGTTGTTTCCGAGAATTTGCGACGTGGATGCGGTCGGCATCGGAGCAACCAACAAACTGTTTCGCAACCCGTTCTTCATCACCAGGGTCTTTAGTGCGTTCCAATCGTAGCGTTTGGCGTTCACCTTGGCGTCGGGCCACATGTCAAACTGGAAGATCCCCTTGCTCGCGGGACTACCTTTGAACGTCTCGTAAGGACCTTCTCTGATTGCAGCCTCCATGGAAGCCTCTAGAGATGCGTGGTATATGGTTTCGAATACCTCCAAGTTCAACGCTGTCGCTTCTGGACTATCAAACGCGAAGCCGGAACGAATATACATGTCCGCGAGCCCTTGGACTCCAATGCCGATCGGACGGTGACGCATATTCGAGCGCCTGGCTTTTTCGACGGGGTACATATTGATGTCGATGACTCGGTTGAGGTTCCGACACACCACCTTGACCACCGAGTGAAGGTGTGCGTGATTGAACGTCTTGTCCTCACGGACGAACATGGGTAATGATATGGACGCGAGGTTACAAACGGCGGTCTCCTCCTTACTGGTGTACTCCACGATTTCACAACACAAGTTGGACGACTTGATCGTTCCTACATTTTTTTGATTGCTCTTCAAATTTACCGCGTCCTTGTACAGCAAATACGGGGTCCCGGTTTCGATTTGAGCGTTGCAGATCGCAAACCAGATGTCTCGGGCTTTGACTTGCCGCGTGTACAGTTTTCTGGATTCGTAATCAAGGTACAACCGTTCGTACTCGTCGCCGTACACATCCTCCAATGGGGTCGGTAGGGCCGACGGGCAGAACAGACTCCATGTCGCGTCCGCCTCCACGCGTTTCATGAACAAGTCGGAGACCCATATTCCGTAGAACAGGTCGCGACATCGCTGTTCTTCATCTCCATGATTTTTTTTCAATTCAAGAAAGCTCATGATATCAGGATGTTCCAGTCCCAGATAAATGGCGATTGAACCGGGGCGCTTTCCGCCCTGATTGACGTACCGCGAGGTCGCGTTGAAAACACGCAGTGACGGTACGATTCCGGTACACGCTCCTTTGATGTTTCGAATGTCCGATCCAGTGGCCCGCATCTTGTGGATGTGAAGACCAATGCCTCCTGCCCATTTTGAGATGGACGCACATTCCTTCAACGTGTCGTAAATTCCATGAATCGAATCATCTTCCAGCTCAAGCAAATAGCAGCTGCTCAACTGTGGATGATCCGTCCCGGCATTGAACAACGTCGGTGTGGCGTGAATGAAATACTTCTCGGACATCAACGAGTACGTCTCGAAGACCTTTTCCAAGTCATCCTCGTGGATACCAATAGCGACTCGCATCAACATGTACTGAGGTCGTTCGACGATGTTTTCTTTCACCTTGAACAGATACGATTTCATCAACGTCTTCATTCCGAAGTAATCGAAAACATAGTCGTGTGCAGTCTGAATTTTAGCGTCGAACAAAACCTCGTTTGAAGTTACGATGTCATACACTTGTTTGGAAACCAGATCATTCGCATAAAGCGTCCGCACACACTCGCTGAACGTGTCGCTCGTGTTCTTATGTAGGTTACTGACACAGATGTGCCCTGCCAAAATGGCGTAATGAGGGTGTTCGGTGGACAAGCTGATGGCAATTTCAGAAGACAGTTCATCGAGTTCGCGCGTGCGCACCTTGTCGTAGATGGAGTTGCAGACACGCTGTGCCACTTTAATGGGGTCCACTTGCAATTTATTCTCGTCGACAATCTTGGTCAACCGATGGGTGATTTTATTGAAATCAACGGGCACCTCGTCTCCATTGCGTTTCTGTACTTTCATTGACATAAGTATACTTCTATTTCTTAATTTGGCTACGATTGATCCGGATTTTTTATCGCTACTTTTACCGAATCGTTGTCAGTGCTCAATCCAACTTCTATTTCGTGTTTGGAAGTCAACAACGACGTTTTATACAAAATGTCGTTCTGTTTCGTTTTCATACAAACCGACTTGGTTGAGTCGTCCCACACAAAGCACGCCATTCCTTCCGCAACATGATCGGTTCTTATCGCATTACTGGAAGGTAGACGAATGTATGTCCCGTTCGAGGCGCTGAGCACACACTGTCGATGGTCCGTCGTGAATGCCTGTTTGTCGTTGTCGGTATTCAGCACGATCGAGAAATCATGTTGCACGACACTGTTGACACCAAAGCAAGCGCTGTGATTGCCCAAACATTGATGACCTTTGCCTCCAACGACAGTGCTGTAATGCCCGTCGACTTCATTTTCACGCCCTCCGAGAATGGACGAGTACTTGCCTTGAATTTCATTATGTTCTCCACCAAGGATGGACGACCCATATCCGGTGCAATGGTTGGATACACCCATTACGTACGCGTTCGTTTCAACCTCGCGTACCGACGACCCTTTGGCCTCGGGGGTTGGATCGAACGATCGCGTGGTTGCTCCGTCGTCTGTCGACGTATGCAGTTCGTCAGTGTACAACTTACCGCACCGAATTTCGTTGCAGTATAGGTTTTTGTTTGAATCCACAAGCATATTTTCGTTAATACTAATGCTACGCGTCACATCAACAAACGAGTACTTGACGTCTGTTGGTATGTCCGTCATCACACTTACAACTCACAAGATGCATTGCTTTAAACTACGTCATTCGAAATCTGACCGATAACATTTAGATGTGTATAGTATAAATGTTGTATGTGATTGTTATAATTTTGATCATTCTCTTTGGGTTCGCATGTAAGCGCCTCCGCGAACCGTTCAAAACCGTGCCGTACACGACGGTAATGCAAACGGTATCCAATACACAGTACGTGCCACCGAAAGTATCGAAAAATTGGACCAAGTACGCCCCGGAAGTGAACAGAGTGCTTATGAACGACACTGCGTGTGTAAAATTCCTCAAGGAACATTTTGGAGCGACATACGTCGCTAAGTTCAATTCCTTTGAACACGGGGCGCACAAAGCAGATTTATTTCGTTACGCATGGCTGTACGTGAAGGGGGGAGTGTATATGGATATTAAAACTGAATTAATCAAACCATTCAAAGAACTGTTCCCTAATCCGTCGATTTGTTACTTGATCGTCACCGATCGCTCGTACGCTCCAAATGAGCGGATTTACAACGGAATCATCGCAACTCCCCCTAGAAACCCACTGATGTACAGCTTGCTACAAGGTACAATGCAGATGACGAATGAGCATGAATACATCCACAATTGCGAGGAAGGGTTCTCAATAGCCTCGTCGTTTTGCACATCTGGTTTGAAGCAATACGGGTTGAACGAGACCTTACCCCAAATACCAAACCTGTACGTTTACAAAGAGGCTCCAACGACGATAGATCACTGCGATTATCAAACTGACCGGTACGACATGTGCATGTTCATTGAGGATCGAGGTGAAAAGATTATCAAGGTTCGTTACTCGGACTATCCCTGGGAATGATAAAATTCGTGGGGTTCAATATTTTCCTGAATGTTCAGTTTAGTTTTGGAATACGTCAACATCGAGTTCGGATATGTTTTGTCGCCGCGAACAAACAAACCCTTCCAAGACTCTTCTGGACTTAGGGCAATATTTTCGCATTCCATGATGACATCATTGGTCGTCGATTGGATGATTTCGTGTAATGCCGAGTCGACGTACACGTGGACCCGACGCAAAATCGTTGGATATGACTTTGAACTGTTTTTTGGTTTCTTCATAATTTTTGCATTGTATACCCAGCTCCCATCGGTCTTTTTTTCATGCTGCCTGTGATGCAACAAGAAATCGACGGTATTCTTGTACCTCGGCTTCCATTTGAACATTGAATAATTCGTTCCAGTCCCGACAGGTAGGGCACAGGGTGTAAAAATGAGACCATCCACTTCGTGTGTGAGTTTTGGCATCACGTGAGTCAGATACCGTTCCAGTTCTGTCAGTTTCACAAACTCTTTAATTTGAATGTTCATGAGTCTGCAATCCGTAATATTGGATACAACCTCGGCCGCCTTCTGAACACGTGTCTCAAACGCGGAATGCATACAAGACTCTCCAAATGCATACACACAATCAAACACCAAGAACTCGTAACGATTTTGTTTGGTCCGAATCAACTCTCCGTCGAGAATCGTGCCCTTGCACACCGTGGCTTGAACCGCCGCGTCAATCAAATAAACTTGGTTCTTTCGATTGACGAGAACAGCATACGAATTGTCATCCATTTCGAGGTCAGTAACTACCAACAGAAATCGTTCCCCGTCTGTTTTTTCGGTCACCAGGTATCGTTGAGACTTTAGCAACGGGATATGCTTCCGTTCAATGGATACTGGCTGGGGACCAGGAAAACGATCTGTTGTCGGGTCCGTCCCCCACATACGACACATTTGCGCGCGAACGTGTTTTGCGAGCTCGTTCGTTTCGGATAACAACCACGCGTGTCCGTTCGCAAATGGCAGGTGCTCCATATTTTGGTTGTATTATACTACATTCCCGGTGTCTTCTTTAAGTGAGATATCCTTTTTGTATAAAATTACACTCTTCACGCAATCACCCATTTCAACAAGATGCAGTTTGCTTCGATCACTCGTGAACCTGAAGCAGAACCGATCGGCGACGACGTGTTCGTAATGCATGTCCGTGAAGCGCACCGAATCGCTGCATTCGTCACCGATGCGAGAGGCTACCGACGAGTTTGTTTTACTGCGCGTGTACAATTCGACATACGTACCGGATGAATGCACATCCAATACATAATCGTAGTCTATGTCGCTGAGTTTGGATTCAAATACACCATAGTTATGATCGTGAACTTCACTGGGGTCGATGGTCAATTTACCCTGGATCACGGCGTTGTTGATGAACAGTGTTTTGGACACCGACAAATTACCGTACGCTCCGTCGGCAACGCTCATTGTACCTTGCGTACATATTTTTCGTAAACCGCTTGTCTGTCTCGAATATCGTGTCTCCCACTTCAGGCACCGTCGATAATATCGCAAGACACGCAAGGGCGAACGGGTTCATGAAGTCGTCCACGCGCAACGCCTCGATACCCTCCACCACTGAAAACCGATGTCGCCTGTGCACGCCGAGCTTGTCCATGACTTCGAAGGCATACTCGGTAACGTGTTGTACATGTTGAGTCGTCGCGCTCGCCGCGGAATGATAAGAGAGGATGGTAGGTGGAGTTTTTAGGATGCGGCAAATCTTGTCCGTCTTCACGCGTTTGGAATCTCCACACAAGGCGAATACGACGGCTTCTCTGCGACTCAACGGTTTCAACCGAAACACGTCGCTCGCCGCACATTGCAGTGTGTCGATGTCGTACGCGTCCACGTCGAACCCCGCAACGCGCAGCTCGAACAGAGCTCGCCGTACTTCTTCGTTGGTTTGTTCGTCGGATGAGTTCTCGTAGTACCCGTCGTGCATCATCTCGCTCGGGTACACGAGCCCGCATTCGACACAAACCATCTCGTCGCGGCAGCTGTCGTGTCGAAGGGAGAGGGTGCACGCCTTGCACAGAAGTTCGTTCATTTGTGACAAAAAAAAGAATTGGAAAGGTATATGTATAATTTATACTACAGCAAGAATTGTCAGCATTGTCAACAAATCTTTAGGGAGTGCAACACCAACGGGTTGATCTTGTTGGATATCGACGATGCGAAACAATACCCCAACTACGTTTTGAACGTCCCCACGATCGAAGACGTGAGTAACAATCAACTGTACGTTGGAAAAGAAGTGATCGAATTATTGAAGAAGAACAATCTCATCGAACCATTTGAGCACGACTTGAGAAGTACGATGAACACTGGTTTCTCCTTTATCGACAGTAGCATTCCGAAATATTCTCAGGAAACGAACTACAGCGACTTTACTTAACTTAAGGTATAATCAACTTAAGAACACAAATGGGTCGAAACATTCTGGAGATTCAAACCGTCCAGAGCAATGTCATCAAGATCCTATGCGATGTTCTCAAAGAAACGCTGAATGATGTGAATATCTGTTTTGACGAAAACGGTATGAAGGTGATGGCGATGGACGGATCACATGTGGCGCTAATTCATATCAAATTATACGCTGAGCGATTCGAATACTACCATTGTGATCACAAACTATTTGTCGGACTAAATATGAATAATCTTTACAAGTTGATAAAAACCGTAACGAATCTTGACAGTCTCACCTTTTTCGTCAACGAGGACAATCGCCACGAATTTTGCATACGAATCGAAAACTCGGACAAAAACAGCAGCACCACGTTCAACCTTAAAATGCTGGACATAGACGAACACGAAATCCGGATCCCCGATGTTCACATGGAGTCGGTCATTTCCATGCCATCCAACGATTTCCAGCGAATCTGTAGGGATATGCAAAATATCGCCGATCATGTGACCATCACGGCGCGGTCCGACAAACTGCAGCTGAACTGCACGGGAGACTTTGCTTCACAGGAGACTATAATCGGAGAAGCGAACCATGGATTGGTATTCTCGTCGAATTCCGACCCAACGCGCGAAGTTACGGGGAAATTTTCGCTCAAGTACATCAACCTGTTCACCAAGAGCACGAATCTCAGCAACACGTTAGAACTATTTCTCAAAAAAGACTACCCGTTCATGATGAAGTACGACGTCGCGAATTTGGGTGATCTCATGTTTTGCCTGGCTCCGTCGATCGAAGAGACTTGAACTTAAGACTACCCGTCGATGAAGATTGAGCGCACATGAGCTTGAGTTGTGTCATCTGTTTGAACACCATCGACTGTAAACAGAGCGCCGCCTATAAGTTGATTGTTCCCCGACGTAGTAACGTGAAATTGCTTACCTGCAACCACGCCTTTCATTCAGACTGTCTGAAAAGGTGGTGGTACATAGGGTCAAATTGGGCCCATTGTCCATGTTGCAGGGATCCCATTCGGTTCAAACGACTCAGCTATTCATACAACCACCTCTTGATCAGCCGAAAAATCAAAACGACCATGGACGATGTATTCGAGCCGTTCGAGTCCGAACTTCAGACCAAATACATCTATTATGATACACCCTTGCTGTTGTTGTTCACAGACACGGTTCGTAGCGTTTTGCATTACGCGTATTGGACGGTATTTGGTAGTCTACGCAAAGTGTGGGGAAAGGACATGCCTTAAAGTGTTTATTTAAAACCAATGAGCATTTGAGTGGTATATGTGGT